GTCTCTTGATAAAACAAATAAAAGTGTCACAATATAGGGAGTATGGGGGTGTAATTTGGCTTTAGTTAAAGTTTTAAAAATTGCTAGTGATGGAGTTCCTTTAGAGCATACGGCTGCTTCTGACGAAATTAATTTTCTATCTGGTCAGTTCGGGAACGTAAAGGCACAAGCAAATGCTATTACGTCTGAAGATACTAACGGTAACTTGGCCCTGACTCCTAACGGAACTGGAAACCTTGTACTTGATGGCGTGAACTGGCCACAGGCTGATGGAACAGCCAACCAAATCTTGAAGACAAACGGAGCAGGTCAGACTTCTTGGGCCACTGCATTCTCTGCTTTAGTACAAAACATTTATACTGCAGATGAAGCATTGGCCGCTGCTGATGCTCTTTACATTTCTGCGGCTGATAACGTTTCTAAAGCTTCTGCAACAGGCGGAGGAGCAGCTTCTAGATTGATGGGTTTTGCTCAAGCCTCTGCAGCTGATACAGCTCCCGTTACCGTTGTTTCTGAAGGTGTATTGAGTGGTTTCTCTGGAACAGCTGGGGATAGAATGTATTTAAGTGCTACGTCTGGAGCTATTACGGCTACCATTCCTGTTGGCACCGGAAATTCCATTGTTCAAGCTGGCTATATGAAGAATGCTACTGATCTTCATATTCATATCGAGCAACTTGGCCGTCGGGCATAATTAGTTTAAGTATAAAGGGGCGGTGATTTATCGTTGATAAAGTAAAGCCCCTTAAACTTGAAAACCCTTCACTTGGTGGAACGGAAACAGATCCATTCCCAACAGAGTCGGATCCTTCTGAAGATTATCTATCAGGTAAGGGTGTAGCATTTGAGGGCCTTGATACTTTTAGAACTGAAAAACTTGGAAGATCACTTGTTGAATTGTTCCCAAATCTTTATGAGAACGTAACGTATTCTTCTGGAAAAGTAAGCGTTGTAGAATATTTTAATTCAGCTACGTTTATCACTGCCAACAGAATTGCTAGACGTGATCTCACTTACACAGGAAGCAATGTAACTACAGAAGTATTGGTTATTTACGACACTAATGGTACTACCGTTTTACGTACACACACATGGACATACACTTACACAGGATCTAATCTTACTTCTAGCGCACAGGTAATTACATGATTGAATCTATTTTAAAAGTAATACAAGGTGTAATAAAACTTCGTGGTGATACGGATGAATCTCTTATTGGTAATAATTTTGGAGCAGCTGGAGCTGGTATTAGAACAGCGGCCCAGATAGGTAATGCTACTGCAGCGGCTGACTTCAATTCTGGAAATTATTCTGCTCAGACACTAAGAACGGTAATTGCAACTGACCAACCAACGCTTCCTATTTCAATAAATCAAATTGGTGGTGGAATAATAGGCGGAACTACATATTCTGCTACTGCTACAGGGTTTACATGCGCTGCGGCTGCCACTGATATTTTCAGACTTGTTGGAAGTGCTACTAAAACAATTCGAATTATTGCAATTGAAGTAACAGCAACGACAACTGCTGGGTCAGGATTCTCTGTAAACTGTACAGTGATTAAAAGATCCACAGCAAATACTGGTGGAACCGAAGTCGCATCAACATTAGTTCCTCATGATTCAACAAGTGCTGCCGCTACAGCTACTGTCAATCACTACACGGCAAACCCAACACTTGGGACAACTGTTGGCGCTGTACAATCCACACGATTTACTGCTACTAATGCTTCTGCTGCTGGATCTCCTCAAGGTTATGCTAGCTGGAAATTCGGCGGACTAAATGGTCAAGCAATCGTACTTCGCGGAGTGGCTGAGCAAGTCTCAATAAACTTTGGTGGTGTAACAATCACAGGACCTATTGTTAGTTGTAGTACGTCATGGACAGAGGATTAATATGGCCGATCAAGTAGTAGTAGATCAAAGATTATATCAAGAGGTAGCAGCATCAACTACTGTTACTCAGGACTATGTAGTTCCAAATGGGTCTGTAATGACTCTTATGGAAATTGGTGGAAGCGCTTCCCCTCCGGCTCTTGACACTCATATCGAAATAATCTGGGACCCCGCTGGAACCAATAAACTTTTGATAGCCACTTATTCAGATGCAGTACAAATGACACTTCAACAATTCACTGGCAATGGCACAAAGGTCATGCGGATTAAATTAGTGAATACAGATCTAACAGCTAAGTTTCTCGGCGCGTACTTTGTTGGAGGTCTTTTCTAATGGCTGATAGAACAGTAATTAAATTATCAATTTTAGCTGCTGGAGCTACGGATACGACAGATATAGGACCGATTGCTGTTGGGAAACGGTTTATCATAAAAGAGTTCGGAGCCTCAGGGGCAGTCGATACAGATAACAAGAGTTCCCTGTATCTGCTGCAATGGGGAGTGGTTGGAACTTTCGAAGATATTAGAGCTATATCGGTAACGGGAAACACTGTCCTACTGCCTATTGGAAAGCAATTCATAGGTGATGGGGTTAAATTTATAAGGATAACCAGACAGAACCCGTCTGCTACCGCAAAGCGTTGTCCTTTCTGGCTTGTGGCTTATGATATTTAAACAATCTATTCTTATTTAAGTTAAATAGAAGTAGGTAATACACATGGATTTATTTGCACAATATTTTGTTCAGCAAATTGACGTAGAAATACTCAAGTTCAAGACTAAGAGATCTAATCTTTTAGACGCAATAGCAGAGCTTGAAATTGATATTTTAAAATACACAGGACTTGGTGGTTTCTTCCAGTTCATTGTTGACGCTTTGAATGCTTTGAAAAATGAATTCTTACTCAAGAAAGAAATACTAGACAGTGTTATCACAGACCTTGAGGAACTAAAAAAAAAGTTTGATGTCGGCACCAATGCTGTTGGCATCTTGTTTTATAATGAAAATAACGAGGAGATCAAAAATATGTTTCTAAAAGTAAACCAAACCCTACCCCTATCCATTTCCATCAAGGACAAGTTCGGTAACGACGCCAAAGTAGACGGCGCTCCGAGTTGGGCCCTGAGCGATCCGTCGCTTGGTGCTTTGACTGTAGCGGCTGATGGCCTGTCTGCATCATTGGCTCCTGCTGGTGCTGTTGGCGCGTTCAAGGTTCAAGTATCGGCTGATGCGGATCTTGGCGAGGGTGTGAAGTCCATCCTTGGAGAATTGGATGTTGAGTTGTTAGCTGGTGATGCTGAAGTGTTGAGCATCTCTGCTGGCGAACCTGTTTAATAATAGGTAATACCCATACATAAACGGCCTTATTCTATGGCTTTACCCATAGGATGGGGCCTTTTTATAATAGATAGCTTTACAATTAAATATGTAGATTGAGAGTATTAAGCGACAATCTATATTGCATAGTATTCGATACAAAATACCAACCATTGGTATATTCCACTATGTAAACAGATGTAAACAGATGTAAACAGATGTAAAGTTGGTTGCATTAATAGCCGGAAATGAACCTATTAAGTCTGTTTGGTCACTTAAAAGCTTCCATTAAACCTGTTATGGAAACACAACTCTAGGTTGTTATTCAGTCCCGATAATTACCGTTTAGCCATAGCCATAAACACTACGCCAACAAAGAAACCAAGAAAGAAACAGGCTGTGAGATGGCCCTCATGGAAAGTCATTCATCCCCCAGGGCTTCCCGCGCCAAAGATACTGCCACTTTACCCTGTGGGCCGATTGCAGGATCACCTGGATATTCTGCCGCAATCATTTGCAAAGCCGCTCTATACCGCTCCAAAGTATCTAAGAGCTTTTTGTTCTCGGCTTCTAGGTTGTTAATGCGCTTTTCAATTCCAGCCATTACTTTTTGGTGTTTATTCATCCTCCGCCTCAGCCAAGCGCCTTAGATTTGTGATTTCGGAGGAGGTCATAACTTTTTAAACTCTTCATCCAAATCGTCAATATATCCCTCGACTAATTCTTTGAAGCCTTTCTTTGGGTACATATCTTCTAATACTGCTTTTGAAATTGAAACCGTCCAGTTGTTTTCTATGAATTGAGACAAAACATTAAAAGCCTCTTTTTGCAGTTTAACAATTTCGTTTGCCCTATTTAATTGTGATTCGGTCATACACTCCCCCCGCTCTTATCTTCAGTGGTGGGTGGGTTATTTATCAGTTTCTCTTGAACCCACAATCGCATTTTATTCCAGCGCTCCTCAGGAGTTAAATAGTAATATTGCTCGTCGTTCTTGTAGACAATTTCCTGCGCCAAACATGGAGCTATGTTGAAAGTTTCAGCAACAGAAATGTAATCCTCAGGATCTATTTTATCCATTTCAACGCCGCGTTTATTACCCAACACGCCAAGGGCACAAAACCCAGCCTCTGTTTTTAACGCGTTGGTGATTAACTTTTTTTCAGGCATTTCATCTAAAGCTTTTATAAGATCACGCAACATTGTTTGCCCACGCTTTCCTCGTATTGAGGACGCGACTCTTCCTCGCCACATAATTAACTCCCAGTTATTTTCACAATCATCTGAATAATTACTTCGGCTCATAACCCCTCCTTAGAATCCAGTAGCGCCTCATTCATCAAATCCAAAACATGAGGCAATTCTTTGTCGTCTTTGTAAACCCCACGGTACGCACCGAGTTTTACGACGCCTCTATTAAGCGCCTCCCTGACTTTATCGAGCCGTGAATCGGGGGGCGTGGGACCAATCCTACGAAGCATCGTCCAATAAGTTTGGGATCCGGGACCGTCTTTCGTCAAATGGCCAAACAGCGGTTCCCATTGCGGCATTAAATCAAAAACTCGTTGCAGTCTTATGTCGTGGTTATTCCACTTTAAAGCCATAAGTGCGTTGGGCACTGAAACTCGATGGGCTTCAATAGCGGTCTTTTCAATCGTGTCGAGAATTTCGGCGGTCGTGTGATAACCGTAGACCTTGCTCATGTTCGAGTTTGGCCCACAGTTCATGTGCGGTGGATCCCAAACGATTAAATCAAATCCGGATCCGGCAGCTTCGGGGATTGAGCGAGTATCACAAACGATTGTCGGATTTACTTCGGCACGTTTGTCTAAAAACATTGCGCCCTGGTGATCTTTTTTAAACCAAATAGCTCGATTGCCAGCGGATAAATCTAAAATCTTTTTACTCATCCATCCGCCTTGTTGCTTTGGGGCTGGGCGAGTTCCGAAAGCCAGTCGTAACAGCACATGAATCCATTGTCCCAACCCAAAGTGCGCCAATTTAATTCGGGATGATCGGGCCTTGGTTTTTCGCCTTGCCTATTTCGCGCATGAAGGACGTCAACTCTGTCCGGCCATTCACTCCCCTCTCGTGCCTTTTGCTGGGCTTCATCTTTGGTCATGTTCCTGCGCATCCTTCTGGTTTTACATTTATCCGAACTCTATAGAATCGATACGGCTCGTGCGCAAATGATGTCGAACCTGTTTCGTTATCAATCAAATAAACTTCATTTCGCCAGGTCTGGAAATCCGAAGTCGATTCAAGGAAATATTCTGTGTTCGCCCAATTAGCCTGTCGCGGTACTTGAAAATAAATCATTCTTGTATCAGCACGAATGCTCATTACTGGCATCACATAGCGAAGCTCGTTACTCGGCTCTGATTCTATCCCGTCCACTGTCGCCGCTGTTACCGTGAACCCATAAACTCTGCCGGGTTCTAACCCACCAACCGTTGCCCTTGTTGTCGTAACGGCGTCGCGGTAAATGCCATCAATGTAGACGCGGTAGCTAGTGACCTCTGGACTTGGTGAAGGGTCCCAACAAAGACTCAGAATAAATAATAGTAATGGGTTCATTTACACCTCAGCATCCATGCCACAATCCATGTGGTGATAATAAAAACTAGTGTGGTTATAAGGCCGATGAGCAGGATCATAGACTAAGCCAGGTTTTTAGTTCTAACCCAATTTCGTTTGTTGGTTTAAATATTCTATCTGATGGGAATAAGCTAGAGCGATCCTTTGTTGATGAAGCAGTGTTATTCATTGACATTTCAATGCATAGATCGAATTCATACTCAAAACCTTCGCGCTGAATCGGCGCCATTCCTATTTTCTTTGGTGCAGATTTTCCTGCTGAATTTTGTTGAATAACATATTCAGTTTTTGATCGCATGGTTGTAATCAAATGTATTTTTGTATGCAGAACAGCATTAACAAGTGAATTCTGTTCTGGCGTTAGCTGGCTCCAGTTTGTAAAGGAATTTCCGCCACGAGCATCCAGAGCTTCTTTCTTTTGTAGAATTCCACCCTCTCCAGACCATGCATGACTTAAAGAGTCAATAACTAGACAGTCGTATCCATCACATGCGTTTATAGATTTAATATATTTATCAATCGTAAAAGGGGAGGACATCTTTGCTATGTCAAATTCTCCGATTCCTGGACGATTAACATATAGGGCAGCAGTTCCATTCTCTGTGTCTACTACTGCAATCTTTCCCTTTGGACCCACAAGACCCCTGGCAATCAGTAGTGATGAATACGTCTTTCCTGAGCCACTGGGGCCTATTACGGCCATGCGTAACTTTAATTGTGTTTTCTCTGCTTTTTTAAATAGTGATTCCATCTTTTTCTCCTTTTAAGATACTCCGGCCTTTTTAGGGTTTGACCGGAGTAGACAACAGGGGGGTTACTATGATTTGTAATTCTTTGTCTTAAGTAGGATTATATCCATATTAATATGAAGTCAAATAAAAAGTGTAAATAAAAATGGGCTCTCGGGAGATGAAACCCGGAGCCCGAAGGAGCGCAATCTCTCACAAGTGAGAAACAACACAGCTATTAAATAATAGATTTAAATTGGTGAGGCAAGAAGTTTCTTTGCTTCTTCAAGTGACAATTTATTCCATGTCAAATATCTTTTTGTCTCCGGAGAGTTTTCTCCATACCTGTCAATAAAAGCAGCAACCTGCTCTTTCTTCGACAAGAATACTTTCTTCTCTACATTATCTTTTACAAACAAGTGCGGGGATTTATAGGCTTCTATTTCTTTTTGTAGGTAGTCGATCTTATCCATAGCCTTAATCGCAATCCTATACATTTCTCGACCTTTCTTCTTAGTTAAGTCTGGCTCGAACTTAAACTCTTTGGCCTTTAATTCCAATTCACTGCGTAAATGTTTGCTCATCTTTTTAATCCTTCTGAAAATAATTAGGGAGTAGGGCCTTGTGGAAAGCCGCGTACTCCCTTAAAACCGTATTTGTAGATAAAGTTCTAATGAGAGCATAAAGCTTTTATTAGAACTTGTAAAGCAAGACGTAGGCAAAATGGGGCCTGTGATTGGAAAACGCCAAGCCGCCCTGGGATCGGCCATGCTTTTGGCCTAACGAGCGTCTCTAAATAAGATCGATAACAGCTAGGAACTAGCAAAGCCGTGATAGCTCCCTCGTCCGAAGATGGATAAGTGAGAGACACGCACACAGTCCTTCAAAACTCCTTAGGGGGTTTGGGGGACTCTGCGCTCAGCAACCCTGAACCGAATCTGGATTGGAGATATGGCTTGTTAGCTAAGAAGAAGCGAAAGAGATATCGTAAGAGTTTAAATGCTAAAAATTACAAGAGCGAGACTGCCTTTGAAAAGTGGTTAGTAAGTCAAGGTGTCTTAAATGGATACGAGAGAAACTGGCCTTTGATAAACAGTTTTTTTGGTGACTTTGTTTGGATAAAGCAAAAGCTTGTGATTGAGATAGACGGCTCTTCTCATGACGGAAAAGAGTCTTATGACTTATGGAGAGACTCAAAGATTCAAGCTGACGGATGGGTAGTTGTTAGATTGAAGTATCCTTTTATTAATAATGAGCTTTTGAGTTTCTCGTCGAAATATATACAAGTCCTGCGACTATATTCTGATGCCAGAAAGCATGCCAAGAAATTGCAGCGAAAATTAAAACGACAAAATATAAATGTAAAAAATCCACAAAACAACCGTTTTGCTAGTCAGCTTTTAGATTTAGCGCGTCGAAAAGAACAATTTAAAAATATATTTAGTGCTAAACGAAAAGCAGCGAAAAGGTGTTTTAAATAAAGATATGAATTTTATTGGATGGAGAGCTAAATGACTAAATTAATAACAGAGGCAATCTTTCAGTCGGCTAGAACTACAATTGACGGTGGATGGAGAATTACCTTTGATTTATCAGAACTTGACACCGAATTCATTGCTGCACTGGCTAAATTAAAACACGAGAATTTATTTTTAGTTGTTCAAGTTAAAGAAAAACAAGAGTAAGTATTATTTCAGAAGGAATTTAAAAGATGACACCGATTGATGTAAGAACTCATGTTTCAGAATATGTAGAATTGTTGATGAAAGAACACCGCGAAGCAATTGACAACGGATTAAGTTTAAAGGCACTAAAATTACTACTATCTATGTCTTATCTTGCTGGAAGAATAGACATGGCAAACGGTGTTATTAAAAATATGGAACCCTCGATAGATCTAAATGGAAAATAAATATTGTCCTGTTTGTAATGACGACGGATATTATGGAGCCATAAGTTGCATTGAATGCGGCTATCGGAAGAATAAAATCATAATAATTAAAAAAGAAGATAGAGCCAAGGAACTTCAAGAAAAGAAAGATTGTTCAGATAAACTAGCTAGATTTATATCTGATTTAAAGAGCAATCCTGTTTCTAAAGCATGGCCCATGAATAGAATAACTAATATTGCAGAACTTTGTGTAAATATGAAGCTTGACGATGTTAAAATCTGGGTTGGAACAAAATGAAATTCCCATTAATTCTAGAAAGACTTCCGGTATCTGTTAACGCTTGCTTTGCTACTGATTTTAAAACCAAGCGCCGATTTAAAACAAAAGAATATAAAGAGTTTGAATCTTATTGTCGGGGAGTAATAGAGCCTGAGAATCTTTTTGGTTATGGAAATAGAATCGGAGTCGAGGTTGACTTTTATTCAGACTGGGAAACAAAAAAAGGAACTATCAGAAAAGTAGACATAGCCAATTATGAGAAAAGCCTAATTGATTGCATGTTCCCACTTCTAAACCTAGATGACTCGCAAATTTTTTCTATTAAATTAAATAAAAAACCTTTTGATGAGAAATATCCGACCAACCATACTTGCGTCTGGATCTTCGACATAGATGACTTGTGAAGTTTGTGGCAAAGATGCGGAGAACCATCATGTCAAAACTCGTGGCTCTGGCGGGACTGACGATGATTTTAATTTACTTCCGCTTTGTAGACCCCATCATCAAGAAATTCACCATATAGGATTAAGGCGCTTTACTGATAAGCATCCGTCAATAAGGCGATGGCTAAAAAAGAATAACTGGGATTTTGATCCGATACTTTTCCGATGGCTTCACATATCCTAATGTTAGATGCAAGTATTTATATTTATGGCCGGTCTAATTATAGGCAATGTTTTTGGTTATAAACATGATGAATTTAAAGAGAAAAGAATGGAATTCCTAGAGCAAACTGCCGGAATCGGAGCACCTAACGGATATTACCTTCAAAAAGACCCGTTAGGACAAATATGGATTGTTGGACCAAACACTTGCGACCAGGTGTTTTAATCTTCAAGTGCTTGAATCAGCGCATCGGCAACAGACTTAACCGCTACTGATAGAAACTTAGGATTCTTGTATCTAGGAGATAGAAACTTTTCGACTTCAAGAATTAAATCACATCTAGAGTCAATCAACTCATTAGACTCCTCCTCTTGAATATCAGCAAGAAGATCTTCCCAATTAACGGTTCCACCCTCGTAATGCACTGAAGTGCTACAGCATGGGCTAAGGCACGATGTCCACTCCCCACAACTAACACACTGGCCGCATTTGTCCGTCCACTTTTGACGACTAGACATATTAGTGACCGCTCTCTCTCATTATCGCTTCAGAGTATCCGATGGGATACCCAGGACCGTCATCCATAGTTTCAATGGTAAATTGTGCTTCCTCTTCCACTAATTCAAAATTAGTAGGTGGCTCTCCACAACAAGATTGAAACTTATCATCGCCTTTTTTCTCATATCCACAAAGAGGGCATATTAAGATATCTCTCATATCAATCCATCCTTCCATAATCAGCTTCGGTTTCGACTCCTGATAGTGCTTTGATTAAATCTCTAGCCTCTATCATCCCGGCATAGAGAGGCACTTCCCCTTGCACCGGGAATGGGGGTCGTAATACTAATATTCTTCTAGGCTTTCTACAGCCTTTAGGGATTAGATAGGCGTACAATCCACCGCCTAAAGTGCAGCACCCTCTATCCCCATTCAGCTTGAATTCAAGGGCAGACTTCCTATACCAAAGAGATTTTGCTTTCTCTTTAGCTAGTTGAAAGACAGGATTTAAGATTAAATCTGACTGTTTATAAGAGTTCATGCTGTCAGCCTTTCTTCGAAGTGATTGTAGGATTCACCACAATAGGGACAAACTAAAATAGCCATAAATCTCCTAATCGTTAATCCAAAAGAGAGTTAATAAGATGAAGACGCAAATAAAAATTTCAGTCACAGAACACCATTGCTTTTAAAGATAGAAAAAAGCTGGAATTTTGCCGCCTTGGTATAATACTCTTCAGCTTCATCACTATCCATTTTATCCATTAGATCCCTTAAAGCCTTACCTTTTTGAATTGCATTAGAAAGCGTGATCTCTTCGATAAGTCTTTCGGCGTCTTTATGTAAACTGCACTGAAGCGCAAAGACCCTTTCAGCCTTGCGCTCAGCCATTTTGTTGCTAACTTTCTTCATACAAGTCCCATCGCATGGATGATATGCTTTGATGACTCAGCTAGGAATTGTTGCTCTTGGGCTAGTTCACAGGATGTTTGGGCATTAAACACGGCTTGCACTGCCAGCATGGCACTATGTAGCTTGCCGAGATTAACGGCCGTGGGAGAAGATTGAAAAGCCCATTTGTTAGTGGTTAATATTGCGTCTACTGCGTCTTTTTGTTCTTTGTATTTCATCTTATTGCTTCCTTCTTAAGAGAGTTATGGATCAAGCAGAATAGAGTGTCAAGTATTGTCTTCACATAAATATGAATTAAATTAAAGTATGCTTATTATCCCATATCAGTTGACTGAATTACTGCGTTAATATATGAATAAAATATGCCTGCTAAAAGAAAGCGCGGAAGACCCAAGGAACATCTAGAGCCAATGCATAGATTTACCCTGGTTATTCCAACATCAATGCTCAATGAACTCAAGACTTTAAGTGTAATGTCAAGAATACGAAGACCTGTAAGTCATTTAATGATGGAAGCTTTGTTAAAATATGTCTACGGAAGATAAACGTAAAAACGTATCCAACAGGTTAATGAAAGCTCGGGCCATTGCGTTAAGAACCCAGGGAAGAACATATCTTCAAATAGGTGAGGAGCTTAATGTTAATCGGAACACTGTTACGACTTGGATGGCCTCCAGAGAAGTTAAAGATATTCTGGCCGCTGCTCAACAGAGACTTAAGAACCTTGTAGAGGCTTCCGTCGATGTTTATGCTGAATCACTTGCTAACTCTAAAAAGGATATGACAAACGCTCAGAAGGCTGCGACTGCGGTACTGAAGAACTATGGCTTACTTAAAGAACAAGTAGATATGAATCACAATTTCCCGAAGCCGATGGTAATACTCCCGCCGCCTGGGTCTAGTGAACCCATCCTAGTCCTGGGAACGACTGAAGACATAAAAAAGGAAGGAATAGAATGAAGATTATTGCCGAACTCGGATCAAACTGGAAAACCTTTGAAGACTGTAAGGATGCCTGCTCTATAGCTAAGAAATGCGGTGCCGACGCTATCAAGTTTCAACTATACTCTCACCAAGAGCTATTCGGGCATAGTGGGAGAATATCGGCTGAGATGCCTAGGGATTGGATACCTTTACTGGCCAGTAAGTGCCAAGCCGTGGGAATTGAGTTTATGTGCACAGCCTTCAGCGTTGAGGGTCTTAAGATAACCGACCCCTATGTTGAAACCCACAAGCTGGCCTCAAGTGAAATGAACCATGTTGATATGATCCGATTCCTTGAGACTTGCGGTAAGGAGATCATTGTGTCAACGGGTGGCCATACTGAGACAGACATCCAGATAGTAAACAACATGCTAGAGAATGCTTTTGTAGTCTTCTTACACTGTGAAGCGTCCTATCCGTCTAACCACTCTAACCTTAGGAAGATACTTAGGCTTCGAGAATTGACAGGAAGGCCGGCCGGTCTATCCGATCATAGTCTCGACGTATTCAACATTCCATTAATGGCTTTTGAGTATGGTGCCGACTTACTAGAGAAGCACTATAACCCTTTTAACTATACCGATACCCCTGACGCTGGACACTCTCTATCAAGTGAAGACTTCCTAGCCATGACCAAGAACATCAACACGACTAAGCTTCCGGTGGTGTGTCCATCTAAAGAAGAACTAGCAATGATCTTAAGACACAACAGAAGGATGATAGCGACTAGAGTTATCAAGGTAGGTGACACTCTTAGGAAGGATGACAACTATGGTATCTACCGCTCTTTGAAGTCGGACCTAAAAGGCGCCCATCCAGTATCAATGATAGACAATCAAGTCTCGAGACACGACTATAACGTAGGGGATGCTATAGAGCCAAAGCAATGAACTTCCAAAGTCACAGCCAAAAACAGTATGACGCTATAATGTCAAATGCTCAACTGACTGTGCTTGGTACCGGGGTTCAGTATGGCAAGACCCTATCTGGTGCTATCTGGATGAAAAGACAATTGCATACGAACATACTCCCAACGGATAACTTCCTGATAACTGCTCCGACTTATAAGATACTAAAGCAATCAACACTTCCTCATTTCTTACGGGTTATGGGCGGTTATGGAACATACAAGGATGGCGAGGCAATCTTCAAGATGCATAGTGGAGCTACTGTTTATTGTAGAACTGCTACCGATCCGGATTCAATTGTAGGTATTCCTGATGTTAGGGCTATATGGGGAGATGAGGCCGGTAAATACTCGTTGTACTTCTGGGAAAACATCCAAGGGCGTCAATCAACTCTAAACTGCCCTATATTGCTAACGACGTCACCATATACTTTGAATTGGATTTACAAAGAGATAATTAAGCCAAAGCAAAAAGGTTTGCGTCCAGACATAACATTAATACAAGCGGCAAGCTGGGATAATCCGCATAACTCGTTACATGACCCGGTTATTCGTGAACAACGGAAGCAGAATATGGACCCGAGAAGATTCCAGATGTTGTTTGGTGGTGACTGGCAGAAAATGGAAGGGCTTGTATATAATTGTTGGTCCGATGATGACAATCTAATAACTCCCTTTGCTCTTCCAGTAGGTACAAGGTACTTCGGCGGGATTGACTGGGGATTCACTGATCCTTTTGTTTTTAAAGTCAGAGCTATAACACCAGACGGCATGGAATATGGGATAAGCGAGGTTTATCGGAGTGGTCTGATCTTAAAGGAACAAAGGGAGATAGTGCAAAGAACCTTGAAGATATGGCCGGTTGAGAGAATCTTTTGCGGAACTGACCAACCAGGATATATCGAAGACTTTAATCGTAATTATATACCAGCAGAAGGGGCATCAACTGGACCTGGATCAATAAGGCTTGGGATTGATATGCATTACGACCTGGTAAAGACTAGGAAGTATAAAGAGTTTGCTGGGGCATGTCCCTATTCTTCTGATGAGAGGGAGACTTACCACTATCCTGAAGCTGATGACGTGGGCCCGGATGATGAGACAGAGGATATGAACCCAGTCGCGGCAAACGATCATGCGATGGATTGTGATAGATATATAACGCTAGGTACTAGACATTTAATAAAAGAAGTAAAGGTAAGGGCCCCGAAGAGTACGAACCCTTTTGTTGAGTTGATGAAGAAAAAAAGAGCCGGTGGTGCTGAAACTTGGTCAAAGTGATATTATCAATCTAATGCCGACCTATGTTTATAAATGCGTTGCCTGTGGCACAAAACAAGAGATCGTTAAAACCATGCATAACGCTACAAGGGAAGAGATCTGTGGATGCGGTATAGTCTTAGACAGGGTTTATACTAGTTTCCAGATAATGGGGGCCAAAGTGCAGGATGCGGAATTTAATCCAGGGCTAGGCTGTGTTGTCAGAAACGCTAGACATCGTAAAGAGTTAGCGGATCGAAAAGGTTTAATTGAGGTTGGCAATGAGAGTGCCGACACTCTTCATCGTGAGACTGTAGTTAAGAGAGCTAAAGAACGCGAAAAGGAATGGGATAATTTATGATTTCAGAACACGAACAATCGCCTGAGCTTGAAAAAGAAAATGATTCTGGCGAGCAGTACAACCCTACGGATGAAGAACGAAAGACGCTTAAGTTTATCGAGAAAACCTTTAATAAAAATAAGAAATGGCGCGGTAATTACGACTCTAAGTGGATGAATAATTATAAGATGTTCCGTGGGCAACAATGGAATGAGCAACGCCCATCGTACCGCCACAGTGAAGTAATTAATTTAATCTTCAAAGCAATTCAAAGCTCAGTTCCTATCATTACAGACGTTAGGCCTAAGTGGGAATATCAAGCCCAAGAGCCCTCCGATCGGGAGTTTGCTGATTTGATGAATGAGATTGCTGAAGTTGATTGGGTAAAAAATAACTGGTTGATGGCCCTTACTGAATCCGTGTACGATGCCCATCTTTACGGAACTGGACTATCTAGTTTAGTTTACAATCCCAATAAAAAAGCTATGGATGGCGATATTGAATTTGAATCGTGTGATCCATATGCGGCATATCCTGATCCAAATTCTAGAGATGTTAACAAACACTCGTGTTCTTTCATTAAAGCTGAACCCACAGACATTGCCGTTATCAAGAGGGACTACCCTGAGCTTGGTAAGTACGTTAAGTCTGACATGAGCGATGCTATACGCAATGAAAAAACAGATTTAGATCCGGTCTTTCAATTACGCCTTCCGATTGATGATACGAAATCAATGCAAAGTTCGAGTGGCAACACTGAGAATCTTTTAGACAATAAATGTTTAAAGAAAATCATGTATTGTTCTTCTGATGAGCAGATAGAAGATCCCATTATGGAAAATGGGGTACAAGTCGGCTCAAATGTCCGATTGAAGTACCCAAATGGCAGGAAATTAGTTTCCGCTGGTGGTGTTCTTTTGGAAGATGGGCCAAATCCATATGAAGATGGAAAATTTCCCTATTCTCGTTTAGTAAACTATATGTTGCCTCGTGAATTCTGGGGTATTTCTGAGATCGAGCAGTTAGAACACCCTCAAAAGATCTTTAATAAACTAGTTTCATTTAGTTTAGACGTACTAACTCTAATGGGTAATCCGATTTGGGTGGTGGACCACGAAAGTGGCATAGACACTGAAAATCTTGTAAATAGTCCCGGTTTAATTGTTGAAAAGAACAAAGGGAGCGAAGTTCGTCGAGAAGAGGGCGTTCAGTTACAGCCTTTCGTATTGCAAATGATTGATCGAATGAAAGAATGGTTCACCGATATTTCCGGTACTGTAGAAACTACTCCTCCTCCTGGAGTAACTGCCGCTGCCGCTATTCAAGATATTCAAGAGGCTGCGAACACTCGTAGCCGTTTAAAGAGCCGATATTTAGATGCGTATTTGCAAGATCTGGGACAGATGTATGTCTCAAGAGTTGTACAATTCAGAGATGTACCTACTGTTGTCCGAGTTACGAATAATCTTAATGCATCCAAGTATTTTAAGTTCCACGTTAAAACAGTCATGAACAACGGTGAACCACAGTACAACGAAGATGGATCACTACAAAAGGTTGCCGTAGTTCAGAGAATGGGGCCTACTGGTGGTTACATGGGACAGCAAGAAATCCCTATTAAGGGGAATCTCGACCTAAAAGTGTCTACTGGTTCTGCAATGCCATTCATGAGAGCTAAACAATACCGTCAAGGTTTAGAGTTGTTTGATCGTCAGATTATCGACCAAGTAGAGATGTTAAAGCTGGCTGATTTGCCAAATGCAGACATAATTATTGAACGAATGACTGGTAAGGCGCAGCAAGATGCCCAAATGCAACAACAGCAGCAACAACAGCAGATGGCAGCAGACGGACAATCGGCACAGGCTGACAGAGAGCATCAATTGAATCAACAAAGTCTCTCTAATGATGGGAAACAAGCGGTTGAAGAACAAAAGCAACAGGGGGCTATTCAACGAGCTAATATCCCAGTATAATTTGTAGTAACTTAAATTCTTCTTTTTTTCTGTTTGAAATATACCCCTAGAAAAGGAGAATTTATGCAACAACCTACTGATCCAAATGCACAAGCCGCTCAACCTGGTGAAGAAAGCCAAGAAGGGCAAGGTTCTGATGACCAGATAATGAATCAGATTGCTGATTTGATCGGACAACTATCTCCTGAAGGCCAAAAGTCACTTCTAGAACACATTCAACAACTGTTGAGTGGTGGACAAGAACAAGCAGCTCCTAGTGCCCCAGAAGCTGGAGCCAATGGCTCACCTGTGCGTGGTGCTTAATGTTTGAAAATGAAGGCGTGAATGAAGAGGTTGATGTTGATTCTCTATTAGAGGGAATTGAGAGTGAGGGCGTAGAAACTCCGGTAGAGGTAGAAGCTCAAGTGGTTTCCGCTCCGGTAGAAGCTCCTATAGAGCATGAGTTTGTCCATAACGGGAAACAAATTCGGGCCTCGATTGACCAATTAAAGAAGTGGGCACAACAGGGTTATGACTATCCTCAAAAGATGGCGGAAATTAACCGTCAGCGTGAGCTGGCATCAAACCTAGAGTCTTCATACAAGCCTATTGATGATTGGGTTAAAGCTAATCCCGATAGATTTGAAGAACTACAGAGTCTTATTCATGCAAAAAAGGAAGGCTATAGCGATCTTCCTAGTGACCATCCATTATTGCAAAAGATCAATCAATTTGAATCCTTTGCTAATGAAATTAAATCTGAGCGTGAAGCTGAAAAGAATAAAAGGGACGACCAGGCGTTAGACGCAGAGATCCAATCCATCCGTGAGCGATTCAAGGATCTAGATTGGGCAACTGCTGATGCCGATGGCAGAACTAGGGAGCAACTTGTTGTAAACCATGCAAACAAATCTGGTTTAACGACATTTAAAGCGGCTTTCCTGGATCTTTACCATGACGACCTTTTAAAAGCAGCCGAAGCGCGAGGAAAAGAACAAGTAGTTGCCGATAAACAGCGACAATTGAAGACAGGTCTACTTTCTACCAAGAAAGCACCAACACAAGTCTCCAAAAGCACTGGAAAGCACTACGAATCAACCGAATCAATACTATCAAACCTAGCGGACCTAGGATTATAACGAAAGGAGCCTTAAATGGCTTTGACATACAATCAAATCTCAGCGATCACGGAAAAGAAATTTTTACCGAAACTTTATGACAATATTTTCGACTCGAACGTCCTCTTGTCTGAAATGAAAAAGGGCAATGGCTACCGCAAGATTAACGGCGGAGAGCGTATCATGGTTCCCCTAGAATACGCGCAAGATGCGGCTTCTGGAGCCTACAGCGGAGCTGAACTCCTCAGCACTACTGATGCAGAAAGTTTCACGGCTGCCGAATTCGTTTGGAAGCAGCACTACGCGAACATTTCTATCCAAGGCATTGATAAGCTTAAGAATTCTGGCGATTCTGCTGTAATTGACCTGGTTAAATCCAAGGTTAAAAATGCTGAACGCTCATTGGCTCAGAACTTGGGAGATGGCCTCTATTCTTCCGGCACTGACACAGATCAATTGGTTGGCTTGCGCGTTGCAGCATCGGCTTCAAACACCGTTGGTGGCATCAGCCAGACTGACTTCTCGTGGTGGCGCCCGCAGCTCGATACTTCAAGTACTACTTTAAGTTTGGCGGTCCTAAAGACCCAATTTGAAGCGGCTAGTGTCGATCAAGAGAAGCCTAATCTGATTACCACGACTCGTGCTTTGCATAATGCTTACTGGAATCTGTTGCAACCGCAACAACGCTTCCAAGACAGCAAAAAAGCATCGGCTGGCTTTGAGAATCTATTGTTCATGGGCGTTCCCATGGTAGCTGATTCTAAATGTCCTGCTTCACACTTGTTTATGTTGAACATGGAACATTTCTTCCTTGTTGCACATAGCAATGTCGATATGAAGTTCGTCCCGTTTGTACGACCCATTAACCAAGATGTTGAAGTGGCTAAGATCTTGTGGGCTGGAGCATTGTGCTACAGCAACTTGCGTCTTTTGTCTGCTAACACCGCTTTAACTTCGTGATAGGAAAGGATTTAATATGTCAGATCAAATTGCACCGATTTTTTTTAGTAGTATTAGCTTAGTAACCGCCGTTCCCCAGGCTGCGCTTGGAACATTGCGAGATGAATCTATCGGCTCAAACGTAGAGAAATACATCTATGTTTGTAACAATGGAATTGCTGCAACTGGAGTGGGCGTAGGCCTGGTCCGTGTCGCGAGTAGTTCTGCTGGACTGTATTCTTGTACGGCCTCTAGCTTGGTTGGCGATATGGCAATTGGTTTCGTTAAACACGTTACCATTCCGCCCGCTGAATACGGATGGGCTCTAAAACGAGGGCTCGTAAACGTAACTATCGCTTCTAGCGCATCAAGCAAGTCTGCCGCACCTATGCAGATGGGTATTGATGGAACCGTTTTGACTTTGGTTGCTGGAGGAGTCCCCGTTGGGCACTTCACCACAATCGTAGTCTCCGGTAATGCAGGATCGCTTTACGTTAATCTGTAAATAATAAAATCTGGACACTACTAGAGCGGGGGGGTTTCGTTCTAGTAGTGTCGCTTCAGAGGTTTAAATGGAAGAAAAAGAATTACAAGAACTCCAAGAATTAAAGAAACTCCGAGATGCTGGGCATTTAGTTGAGATGAAGCTAGAGTTTCAAAACAACATAGACAACCCTCCAATAACTCCAAAGGAAATGTTTGCTCAGGCTAGTTCTGGGGACGTGGCCACAATGGAATATTGGAATGATATTTGGCTTGCCAACATCAAAGCCAACAAAGAAAAGTTTGGGTCTTTTGCCGCTCATAGTATTGGAAAATTCTACAATCACTTTCAGTATAAGCCATGTATTGTTGCCGGTGCTGGTCCGAGTCTTAAGAGAAATGGTCATCTGTTAAAAGACCGGGGCGGAATTGGTCTGATTTCATGTCTTCATAATTTCCACTTCATGGAAGACAACAGCGTTGATGTTGATTTTTATGTAACTCTAGACGCAGGAGAGGTTACTTCTGAAGAGGTTAGCGAGGGCGGGAAGAATACTCCCGAATTTTACTGGGAAAGAACTAAGACTAAAAAGCTACTTGCTTTCATTGGAACATCCCCAAGATTGTTGGAAAAATGGCAGGGTGAGATTTATTTCTTTAGTGCCTCTATTCCGTCTAAGAAGTTTAACGATGAAGTCTTCAAGATTGAGAAATTTAACTGCAATCTTTCCACTGGTGGGAATGTTTTAGGTGCGTGTTTATATGCTGCAAAAGGGATAATGGGAGCAAATCCAATCGTTTTTGTCGGGGCAGATTTTTGTTTTTCATATATGCATAAATTTCACGCATGGGACTCTAAATATGACGCGAAGCTAGGTAATGTTGTGAAAATGACCGATGTCTACGGGAACAAGGTTCTATCGTGGCAGAGCTACGCAAATTTTAAAGCATGGTTTGACCAAGTGACCTTGAGTGTTCCTGGAATTTGGATAAACTGTAGTGAGGGGGGCACTTTAGGTGCTTTCCCCGAGGGGAACATAATTGGAATTAAACAAATGAAACTGGTTAATCTTTTCGATCAATACACGATGTCTAGGCACCTAGAGGATCAGTGTTTAAGGCCGGAAACTGAACAAACTACGATACTTTTTTAAAAGGGGAAAATAAAATGGCAACAGCATACGAAATCATTCACAAATCAGTATTCGGAAACAAACGAGTACACATCATATCCATGTCAATCGACGCCGCTTCTGCAAACATCGACACAGGACTTAAAGTTATTCATGGTCATTCACTTGGCTGTGTTTCAATGACTACTGCCGGTCTCACTTTCAAAAAGAATATTGGATCAAATTCTACTGCTCGTGCCGGCATTATGAACATTAACAGCGCAGTATCTGGCGACGTATTCCATTTAGTAGTGTACGGAGTCTAAGATGGCTATCGGAGGCGCACATAGCTATGATGCCATAATTGTTTCTGGGACTTCTTCCAGCGCGGCTATCGACCTGGGACGTGGTTTTTCAAAAGTAGTTTTTATACCTACGGCGGCCTCTGGGTCAGTCATGTTTCAGGTTTCTCCGACACTGACGGGAACCTATAGCGCTCTGAAATATCAAGTTGTCTCGGGTCTATCGGCTCCTCAAACCGTTACTGTTGGTAGTGCGGTTTCTGGCTCTGCTGTCGAAGTGACTGCTTTGGCTGGATACCGATTTATTAAAGTTGTCACTGATAACACGTTTACTAACGGCGTTACTTTGAAATTGATTTGTTCTGACGTTTGAGGAAAGGGAACCCCATGAAAGTAAAAGTTTGGAACGATAATGTACATGAATTTTCACAGAAATATCGAGGAGAGTTGTTAACTATTCCAGCAAAGAAATTTGTTGAAATGGAAAGAGAAGACGCCATTATGTTTATGGGATTAGCCAATTCCATTAAACGAACGGCTGACGGCGCTCCCGATCCTGCTGGGCTTAAAAGGCTTAGACGCGAAGACCCTGTAGAAAAAAAGGTAGTATAAATGAAGCCGATTTACAGTCTTTCTGGAAGATGGGAAATGGTTCTAACTGGTCCTGATGGACTAGAAAAGGATCGTAAGGCTGGAAGCAATGTCGTTTGCACAAATGGAAAAGAGTTTTTAGCTAATTTCCTAATGTCCTCTGCGCTTGCTGCCGCTACCTTTACCATGAAATATGTTGGGATCGGCACAGACGCCACTGCCGAACTTGCTGCAAATACCATTCTTGGAACTGAATTAGCTAGACATACCGGAACTGTTTCCTATGTCTCAAATCAAATCTACCAAGTAAAGGCTACGTTTGCAGCAGGTTTAGGCACTGGCGCTATTGTTGAGTATGGACTTTTTTCGAGTTCTGCGGCGGGAACCATGTTGGCTCGTGATACTGAATCCGTAATTAATAAAGGCGCTCTAGATACTTTGACTATCACAGCACAGTTTACATTGAGTTAAAAAAGGGGGAGTTATTGCTGATTTTACACGAACAGTTTCTAACTCCATAAATCTTTTTGGCATTGAACGGGCCACAATGTGGAATGAATTTAACTGGGGAACTGGTTACTGGGGATATGGTGTTCAGGGTACTATATGGGAGCTTGAAAAGGCTCAAGCAGAAACTATTACCACGACAGATGATTATTCTCTAAGCTTTGACAAGCTACTTGAGAATAGCGCCGCATCCACTTTTGAAATGACTGATGAATTTTTACAAGAGTCCGCTGGTTACTATTATGTAGAGCCTTCAAACGTAATAGATTTAGATGATAGATCGGCGGCAGCGTACACAGAGGCAACTGCCGCATCAACTACCTGGGTAGAGCAAACTACAGCAGCAGGAACATGGAGTGAAATATGACACTATTGGAAATCGAAGAACACGCTAGACGCAGATATAATGCAGTCGGCGATACTAACTGGTCATCTGCTGAAATAAATCAACTGGTATATGAAGCCTCCCTAGAAATTACTAGAGACTGCGGAATTGTAATAGAAAAATTATTCCAGTCTTCTAGCGTTGTTGCTACTGCAACATACGCCTTTCCTACTGAAGCCTCATCTATCAAGAGAATTACATTTGGTGGAAGAAAACTAAAAGAAATTACAATGGCCCAAGATGATATTATAACTCTTGAGAATCAACTCTCTACTGATTCAGGCACCCCACAATTTTACTTTGTATGGGATAGAACTTTCCACATCAGACCAGTACCAGGAACCATTGAAACAATCCAAATATATGCTATTTGCAATGAGCAATCATTGGTGGCCGGATCTACTGTTGACATTCCAGAAAGATTCCACGGGGCCCTAGTAAATTATGTTATTAAAGAAATGGCATCAAAAGACCTAAATGCTGCTTGGTACGATAGATATAACGCACGATTTGAAGCCGATAAAATTAATATTAAAGCTTCGATTAGAAGACAAAAGCGCGGAGATTCTTTCCTTATCGTAAAAGAAGAATCATCGCTTCCATATACAACTCTAGGTAATAAATGAGCGAGTTTAGGAAAATCTTTCCTGGCAAAGATCGGATTCATTTCGATGGCGGTATGAATTCACAGTTTGATCGCCCATTAATTGAGGATAATCAAAGCCCTGATTGTAAAAATGTTCGATTCGATAATGGTGGAGTTAGAACTCGCGGGGGAACAACTAAACTAACTTCTTCTACTATTGGCACGTTTGTTGGAGATGGTATTTACACAAGACATACAAACGATGGCCAAGAAACCATGGTCGTCTTCTGTGGGAATAAAATGCAATATTGGACAGGAAGCACTTTTACGAGTGTTCCAAGTGCTAACTCTGTGTTCACTGCTGGAGTAAGGGTTGCAGCTTGTGAGCAGGAAGAATATTTATTTGTAAATAATGGGTCTACGGTCCCATATAAATATAATGGAGCATTTACTCGACATGGTGTTTATCCTCCCACCGCTACCCCAACAGTAACATCAAACGCTACCGGGTCTTTAACTGGCTCATATAATTGGAAAGTCACTAATGTAAATACCGCACTTGTAGAGTCTGATCTCGGGCCTGCTACGGCTACTTTTACTGCGGCATCGGCAACGGCTAGAGTTGTTTTACAAACATTCGCAGTATCCTACGGAATAAGTGCAAGGCGTCTATATAGGACTATAAATGGTGGAACTACCTATAAAAGAGTGGCGACAATTTCCGACGGAACAACTACTACCTACGACGATACTGTAGCAGACTCTGCTCTTGGTGTAGACGCACCAGAAGATAACGGAGTACCTCCGGCATGGAATCGAATTGTCTACCACCAGAGTCGTTTGTTCATGAACGATTCCACCAACCCAAATTATCTTTGGTATACGGAAGTAGACAGCCCATACACTGTAGCCAGTGTTAATTTTATTAAAATTGGAGATAATACTAGCGACCTGGTTATTGGAATAGAAAAGTTTGAAAACAATATTTTAGTGAATTGCTCGAAGAGTCAGTTTATTATTTATATGCCAGATACAGATCCGGCAAACTGGTTAGTGGTAAGGGTTCAGTCTCCCTATGGGTCAAAGTCTCCCTATGGATGTTTTGATTTTTTCAATCAAACGATGGTTCCCGTTACTGAAGGGCAAAAGTTTGTCGGTTTCGCTGCACTATCTGGAGCGGGACTTATACCAAGCACAACTTTTACAACGATCAACTCAATTAAGAGTTTATTGAACTCAAATATTATTGACCCAGAAATTGACGATATACAAGAAACATATATAGGCAATATATCTTCTATTGTTTTTAAAAGCAGGGCCTATACTTCAGTGACAAGTGGGGTCGCTACAACAACGAATAATAAATTATGGGTTTTTGATTTTCAGTTAGAAAAAGAAACCGGCAAAGCAACGACAACTTGGTCCCCGGACACCGGGGTCGAAGCTGCACAGTTTACACAATATAATTCAAAGCTATATTTTATTACGTCTAGTAGCCCATGTTATGTTAACGAATATGAAACTTCCTCTTATAATGACAATGGGGTAGCTATAGACTCTTATTTTTGGACTAAAGAGTTTTCAGCAGATGGCGACGCAGCACAGCATACATTTAAGGACTTTAGGTATCTAAAGATCCTTGTCGATAAGCCTGGCGATTATTCAATGAATCTAAACGCTAGAGTAGACTCTGACTCTGGAAGCGGTGATGTCTACACGGTAGATCTTAATCCTGGGGGTTCCCTGTGGGGGACGATGGTATTTGGAACTGATGTCTGGGGTGGAGGAGCTAGCCAAGAAGATATTAAGGTTTTTCTTGGAGGTATTCGTGGGGAAAGAATTCAGTTTAAATTTTCAAACCAGAATACAATTGCACAAAAGTTCAATGTCAAAGGGCTTAGATTTTATTTCAATGTAAGGGGTTTTAGATGATACAATTCAATGGGGAGAATAGAAATGGCTGAAGTACCTTTCAAACCAAAGTCCTTGCCGCAATTCGATATTCAAAGGCAACAAACTGCACAAAGAATCGGAGCTAGCGGGCAAGGGCAGCAAGAAGCCTTGGCTCGAAGACAGGCTCAGCTTGGGAATCTTAATTCTGGGGCTGCTATAAAACAATCTCAGAACATTAATAACGCCATTGCTAGACAAGGTGAAGATGCTCAACAATCTATTAATGCTCAGGAAGCTGGGATTATTTCACAGCAAACATTTCAAGATGAGCAATCTCAAAAGGGTCGCGACTTCCAAGCTGGTGAAAGTGCGCTACAAAGAAAACAACAAGAAGACCAGTTTGGTAAGACTTTTGGAGAACAAGTTAGACAGGCTGGATTCGCTGAAAAGATTGGCCAAGGCGAATTTGATCTTAGTAAACAGAACTCTATGTTTAATACTGCTTTAGCTTATTCTCAGTTAAAAAATAAAGACGCTTTTTCTAATTCTTGGGATATGCAATATCCAAAAGAAAAGGGAAGATATGCTAGTGGGAAAAAGGGTCAATATAGAGGGGGCTCTGCTATTTACGGCAGTAGTTATTACCAATCATGATTAATGTAAACATGCCAGCACAAGAAAAGAAGTCTGGCTGGGGTAAATTATTTAAAATACTGGGCGCCGTGGCCGCTGTTGCTGGCGTAATAGCTAGCGCAGGCACTCTCGCTGCTCCTATTGCTGCTGGAACCGCAGCTAGTGGCGCTGCCGGGGCTACCGGCTTAGGTGTTGTTGGGGCGGGGCTTCCCGCTGCTGCCACTGGAGCCGGGGCTGTTAGCGGAGCTGGTGGTTTTGGAAGTGCTGCTCTCGGAGCGTCTGGATTTGGTAGCACAGCTTTAGCTGCTCCGACTGTTGGTGGGCTTGGCGTTGGATCTGTTGCTCCTGCCTTTGCTGGTCATGCTGCGGCGCTGTCTAGGTCTGCTGGAGTTGGAAAGTCTGCCTTTGGCGCTGCTAGTACTCTCGGTAAGGCTAAAATTGTTGGGCAAGGAATCTCTGAGGTCGCTGGGGCGGCTAATCTTGCTGGATCAATTGGAGAAACTCTTAAGCCTGGGAAAGAAGCAAGTTCTGGTATTTCTCAAGACACGCCAGACAGTGCGTTTTCTAGACGCGCTAAAGGTTTAGATAGAGACTCAAAACTTGAACAATTAAAACAGGCGGCGATGGCTACTTATGATCTTCCAGAACCTGAACGTGTGCAATATCTTCAACCTATTATGTCTGCTGCTTCTATTTTGCATGGCGGTGAGCCTGAAGGCGGGAATGATCCTGCTGGATCTCCTCCTCAATACGGTTCGGCTATGAAAAGGAGAATGTAATGGCTATTCAGCAAGCGTTCCTAACTTCCGCACAACCAAAAAGCAGCGCAATGGATAAAATCCTAGCTGGTGTTCAAATTGCAAATGGAATTATAAAAGGCATTGGTGATGTTCAAGATATTTCAAATAATCCAGCAAAATTGGATAAAGAATTTAAACAAGCCCAGATAAACAAGCTAAATAAGGGCGATACAATGTCTGAATACGAGAGGGGCAAATTAGCCTTGGACCGTAGGGCACAAGACGCAAAGTTAGCCGAAGATCGCGGGGCTCTCGACGTTCCAGGGATTGGAACTGCTAGAAACGCAGACGACGCTAAAAAATTAAAAGACGCAGTAGAAGTAAAAAACTCTTTTGATAGAAAAATGGACGCCATGATTGCTCTCAGAGAAAAAAACGGCGGCGGAACAATGTGGAGCCCAACAGATACGGCTTTAGGTAAACAATTAGCATCTGAGGCTCTGGTCGATTATAAATCAATGGCAAAACTTGGTGTATTGTCTGATTCAGATACAAAATTAATCAACAGAATCATTCCCGAAAACCCTCTTGGGTATTCCTATACGGCTGGCGCTGACGATATTATGGCCAGAATGAAATCCCTGAAAGAAGGGGCTAATGCAGATTTTTCTAAGAATGTTGGGATGAGAACTAGAGGGGGCGGATTGCAACAGTTGGTGCAAAGCAAACCGTCTCCAAAGGTTAATGATAAAATTAAAACGATTGCGGAGTCAAAATCTATGGACGAGTTAAAGCTCATGAGAGAAAACGCAGTAAAGGCTAGAAGATAATGTCTGATTACACACTGGAAGAGATTGATGCGGCCATAAAGCTAAAAGAGTCTCAGTCTAGCCCAGAGTATTCGTTGGAAGATATAGACGCTGCCATTAAATTGAAAGAATCAGAAAAGCCTCGCGGTTTAATGGAAAGAATCGGTGGGGCAGTAAATACTGTTTCAGAGCCTCTTAATTATTCAGCGAGAGTAGCTAGGACTGCTATCGGCGCTGCTTTATCGCCAGACATATCTGCTTCCGATGTCGGAGAACAAGCTTCACATTTATATAAAGAAAATGCATCGAAGCCAGCAACAAGCGGTAAAAAAGTATTGGACATGATTAAATTGCCAGTTGTTGGCGTTAATCCAAATTACAAAGGTGAGATTGATAAAAATCCTACATTATTAAAGGCACTGGCAGGAACTGGCGAGGGAGCTCAACAAGTAGCAGGGGGACTTGCAGAAGTTGCAATGGACCCGTTATGGGCAATGGACTCGCTTTTTAAAATCGCAGGAACGACCGCATCAATTGCCGGTAAGGGGATTTCTGCCGCTACTGACGTTGTTGGTGGTGGGCTTGGATCTTTAATTAAAGGCGCTGGTAAAACTCTTGAAGGCGTTCGATCTGAAAACGTACTTGGTTCCGCTGGTAGAGCTACTGGGAGAATCATTACAGGACTTGCTGAAAAAACTAGCCCAAAGATTGCCAGCAACTTTGAACGCATGACAAAAATTGCGGAAGAAATGGGAATTCCAGCTAACGAAGTTGGCGCTTCAAATACTTTAAAATTTGGACGTGATACCACGGTAGGACGTTTAACAAGATCCTTAGCAGAAGGTCCTGGCGGTGATTTAGACCGGGCCGCTCACTACGCTCTAAAAGATAAGATTGTTAATGGCATAAATGAAAGTCTAAATAAATATTCCGCTGGTAGAGTCTCACATGTTAACGACTATGTATCGGCTGGGCAAACTCTGTCATCTGACTTTGAAAAAGCCCAAGACGCTTTAAGAAAGAGTATCGATTACGATAGAGGAATGGTTTACAAACAACAACCAGACTTTTTGTTGAGTGATGCGGCTCATTCTGAGGCTCTGTCTGCATTAGAATCAAACGCAAAAAAATTATCTGACATTCCAAACTATAATGTCGAAGAGGCTGTTATTAAACAGGCCGATACTGCATCGATATTGATTGCTAGAGCTTATGAAGGGTTGTCTAAAACTCAAAAAGCAGAAGACGTTCATAGAACCTTGCAACAAATTGGACGAATGGCTTTTGAGTCGAGAAGAACCGATCCTGCTATTAAATCAATTTTAAAAGACGCTTATTTTGATTTAGCAAAAGTTTACGACGGTAACACTGCGTCTATTCTTGGTCCTGAGATTGCAAAGAACATAGAGCAAAATAATAAACTCTGGCATGAATGGTATAAATCAGGAGATGATTTTGCAAATACTCTTTCGTCCGGATCTGACCCAGAAAAGATCTTTAAACGACTTGTTAAATCTGGCGGGTCTCAAGAAATAACTAAATACAGAAATTTCATGGCTAAAAACAATCCAGAAGGATTGCAAAACATGAAGACCCTTTTATCTAGGGACATTTTTAACGCTATTAGGGATACGTCAGGACCCAATAAAACAATTTCGTTTGAAGGCTTTGCTAAAAAACTCACCGATCCAAACATAGCCGGAAAGCTTAAGATACTTTACACCCCTGAGGAAATTCAGAAAATGAAGGATATGGCTGAGCTAGGTATCTCACATGGGACTATTCATATAAACCCGAGTCAGACTGAGGTTTTAAAAGGAACTAAAAACTTTATTTCTGAGTCCGCCCAAAGATCAGAGCAGCAAATGTTACTAGATAATCTTAAAAGACGCGCCGTTAGCCCGGAAGGAATACCCCTTTCCGATATTCAACAAGGTAAAATGCTTATGCCTCCGCCATCCGAAGGCGCTCAACGCGTTGAGCAAGCAATTAAATCACGCCCCAAGGCAAATCTTTTGAATTTGATACGGGCCGGGAATAATATGAACAACCAAAGAAGGAATAAATAAAGTGGCTAACATTACAGTAACAAATACATTCAGCAATGGAACGGCTGCTGATGCTTCACAAGTAAACACAAACTTTACAGATATTATTAACGGAACTTCCGACGGAACCAAGGACTTTTCCATTTCAGCACTAACCTGTGCTGGAACGGCTACTTTAAACGGAAACGTTATCATAGGAAATGCAAGTGCTGATGATTTGACAATTACGGCTAGTGTTGCATCAACTATCGCCTATAAAACTACGGGGCTCTACAACATCGGAGCGGCGACACTTGCTCCTCTAAGCGTATATTTCGGTAATGCTTCTAACTCAAACACTGCAAGAATTCTTGGCGGGGTCACTAGCTCTAGTTACACAATGACTCTTCCTCTTGCTGTTTCGGCGGCTCATGATGCTTTAGTATCTAACGATGCAACAGGTACTTTGATTTTTAGAAGCATATCTTCGTCTTCTCAGCTTGAGAATCTAACAATATCTGCGTCTGTATCTGCCAATGCATTAACGGTAGCCCTGAAAACAAAAGCAGCGGCTGATGCTACCGCAACAACTCCAATCTTTATTGGGACTAGAAGTTCTACTGCTGCAACGGGCACATACAACACTCGCACCGTAACAGGAGCGTTGAATATAACGATCTCTTCTGGCTCAACCTTGGGATTAGCTAGTGGAAGCCTTGCTCAATATGTTTATGTTTATGCAATTGATAACGCTAGCACAATTGAGTTGGCTCTTTCTGGTAATTCATATTTCGACGAGTCGTCTGTTTTAACAACTACTGTTCTTGCTGGGGGCGGCGGCGATGACTCAGGAATTCTTCTATATTCCACAACGGCTCGTGCTGGTGTTGCGGCTAGATTACTTGGACGTTTGAAATTCACACTAACAACAGCAGGAACGTGGGACGAAGCGCCAGATGAAATTTCACTTGCTCCATTCAGCACTGCGATGCCGAGAAGCGAAATAATTGTTGATACTGGCAACGGTCACGGTTCTGGTAGCACGAAAATCCGAAGACTTACAAACGTAAGGAAGAGTGTTGGAAATGCTATTACTTACACGACCTCTGCTGACACATCGGTTTTAGGTTCGGTTTTCACGGTTAATGAAAATGGTATTTTCGCAATAACTTATACTGATGTTAGAACTGATGCCGGAACTACTATTGGACTATCGGTAAATTCAGGAACCTTAACAACTAATATCGGGACTGTTACCTATGCTAACGGACGAAGGTCGATTGCAGGGTCTGGTGGGGCGACTATTGAAGTAGTTTGTTGTTGGACTGGGAATCTCGTAGCCGGAGATGTGGTTAGACCGCACACAACTGGTAGTGTGCAGACAACGACCGATACATGTATGTTCACAATTGCAAAAGTTGGGAACTAAGTGCGCTGGTTATGGTATTTAACCATAGCCAGACTGTTTGACGGTCTAGTCGTTTTATTGGCCGCTGGTTTTTTACCTTGGTATTATTTATTTTTACGCAAATGGGGTAGCTATCGAATCCCATTAGCTCGAATGAACTTCAACGAGTTAATCGGAAAAGGTCCTAAGGATGATTTAAGGACTGAGATTTTCTCAGACTCAAAAGATACCCACAACCTAATGTGCCAGATAGGACATGGTTTCTTTCATCCAAAAGATGCGCCTAAAATGGCCGCTCTAGCTTTAACCCCTAAAGGATCTTTGTTTAGAAAAGTACCCTGGGGATTTGGACTCCCACCTTCTAGGGATTTAATCTCAGCATGGACATATTTCTATGTTGTCTGTGGATTAAAGGAAAAACATCTTGTAGAGAGCCTAGCTAGTCATCATTGGGGAAATGTATTCGGATTAAGAGACAAGCTCGGAAACCTAAGCTCTAGAGCGGCTAATGGCGGTGTTGCTTTTTTAGGCAACAAGAAAGTATCCGGGCCTAATGCTGGGCAGGGGTATCTCGCGACTGCTGGTCTACTGGCCCTGGCCGCTAAAGAACTAGGCGGGAAGTGGAAATTTCGTTACCATTTTTATCGAATCATGTCCTTTGGTTGGTTTTGGGAGCGTTTTCCGTGGCTTCCGTTTAAAGGACGCACTTATCCCTATGTTGGTCATACCTGCCAGATGAGCCTATATGTACTCCATAAATGTGGCCATAATATGGAAAACGGTCTTCGATGGGTCGCCGTTACCTGCCAACCAAAGCAAGGGATTCAACCTTTTGTGGCTGGAATGGCTGCCGATTGCGGAGTGTTAACGGATAAAGAAAAAGCTAATGCACTACAATGGCTTTTATCTCAAAATGTAAATTGGCCGCAGCATTTTGACTTAGCTAGGTGGGATGAAAATTGTGCAGTCTATTCAATGTACTCCCATTGCGCGGTACAATTAACTAGTGGCGGTAAAAATGTCGATTGACGAGATTATGACAATAATTGGGGCCACGGTTGGGCTGATAATTTGGTTAGTCAGGCTGGAGGGTAAAGTGAATTCCATAGATCAAAAGGCAGATATTAGTCAAAAACAAATTGATGCTCTACAAATAAAACATGACGCTCTTGATTGCAAAATTGTAGAGAAACTTGGCGAATTGTCCGAATCCCTTGCAAGAATTGAGGGGCGATTAGGCCTAGAGAGAGAATGATTCTAGATTTAACCCGCTATATAACTAGCGATAAAAAACATCCTGAGTTTTTGATTTTGTGGCATAAACTACCTAATGAAAAGACGCTAGAGAGTGACGCTAAAAAACTAATAGCAAAAGTTTCTACAGTTCTTTCTATGGCCGATATTGATGAGTTTGAGATTACATCTGGATGGAGGACTCAGGCACATAATTTTGCAATAGGCGGAGCGGCTAACTCGTCACACATGACGGCTCAGGCTATTGATATATCTGATCCTGACAAGAAGTTAGGCCTATGGTGTCAGTCTAATGTGGAATCTTTAAAGGACCTTGGTTTATACATGGAATCGCTTCAAAAAACACATGCTGCGGCAAATAAGCTAAAAAGGTGGGTGCATCTAACTATTAGAGCGCCAAAGTCTGGTAACATCATTTTTCTACCTTAGGAGGGTATTATGGAAGCTAAAAGCATTTTAAAGTCGAAGACATTTTGGAGCAATTTACTAGCAGCGGCACTTGTTCCTTTTCTGCCCGAGAGCATGAAGAACCCCGAGTACTTGGTTTATGCCATTACTGCGGTTAACGTTCTGTTGCGTTTGATTTCTAAAGGCAAAGTAGAGCTAGCTTAAGTGACGATACTAGCCGCGATTACTGCGTTGTTAAAAGCAATTCCAGTAGTCGCGCGCTGGTTCGAGCAATTGGCTCTTTACTATTTCAATTCTGGAATAGACGAAATGAAGGCTGAGAATCTTGCAGCACTTCGAAAAGCAATTGAATTAAAAGATCAAAGGGACATTGAAAAAGCCCTAAGGAGTGACCATGCAGGAAAACCTGTCGATTTACCGGGCTCAGAGATTCGCTCCAGCATTGTCGGCGTTGTTTCTAGCTCTGTTGTTAGCGGCTAGCGGCTGTGTCACGCGCAAAGAAGTAGACGCCGCATCTTGGCTAAACAATGGCCCAATTCCCGCTGAAATATGCGATAGAGAGCCAGTACTAAAAGACTATGGTTTTTTCCGTAGACTAGATGACGGCACTTTTCAATTCCTATCTTTTTGTAATGAGAGTTCTCCTAGAATGATTGCTTTTAAAGACGAGGACCTAAAAAAGATTCTGGACGCTCTGCTGCCAGAAAAAAAACCTAAGCCTTGATTAAAAGCAATATTTAAAATATCATTTCACTAACTTAAATTAGGAGTTTTTAAATGATTGTAGTATTTCTTTTAGCCTTCTCACTGGCGCTTAACATTAATCAATATTTCAATAAGAAAAAGCCCAAAAAATCACTCTCTACAGACGCAAATCAGCTTCTCCATGATTTAACCAGGGGAGGATCAATTGTTAAAATTACAGTTATAGATCCTGCTGGATTGATGATTTACAAGGCTAGAGAATGAAAATTGCCGTACTTGGTGCTACCGGGACTCTAGGCGCAGAGCTAATAAGACAACTTTTAATCAATTACCCAAAAGCAGAAATAATCGCATTTTCTAGATGCGAATTAAAGCAAAAAGAGCTGGCCAATAGGTTTCCAAGTATAAAATGTGTCATTGGAGACATAAGAGATAGGGACTCTCTGCGCTCTGCGCTTGTTGGGGTACTTTTGGTTTATCATGTTGCAGCACTAAAGCATATTGAGATAATGGAACAAAATCCCGAGGAGTCCGTAAAGACCAATATCCTTGGTACTATCAATGTCTGCTCTGTTGCTAAAGAATTGGGTATAAAAAATGTTTTATTTTCATCTACCGATAAAGCGGTCAACCCAATAAACGTCTATGGAATGTGCAAGGGAATTTCTGAAAAGATTATGCTCAATAATGGTTTTATTGTTTTTCGCTGGGGTAATGTACTTGGTAGCCGCGGGTCTGCTCTTCATTACTTTATTGAGCAAATTAAAAATCATCGTCCAGTAAATATCACCGATATGCAAATGACTAGGTTTTGGATAACAATAGAAAATGCTGTTGAATTTATGCTATCAGTCCCCTTTTCTAGTTCAAGAGTTTATATCCCAGAAATGAAGGCTGCAAAGGTAACTGGCATTATTCGTGCCATTGGAAATATTTACAATAAAACCCCCACTCTAACGGAGACATGGTTACGGCCTGGTGAGAAGATCCATGAGTCAATAAGTGCTGATCTAAATTCAAAAAATGCTCCTCAGTTTACTAGTAAAGAACTTATAGAGATTCTAAGGCCATACTGCACATGATTCTTATCTTGGGCCATAGGGGATCTATGGGAACTAGATATTGTGCAATTCTAGATTCTCTTAAAATAGAGTGGCTTGGACTCGACTCTCTAAATGGACCCATAACAAATACAGCGATTGTAAATGCTGCAAAAAAGTGTTCTGGAATAATAATCTGTACTCCGACAGACTCTCACGAAAAACACCTAATGCTACTAGCAGAATTACAATTACCTGTTTTGTGTGAAAAGCCTATTTGTAAGAACCTCGACACTCTCGCTAGGGTTCTATTAAAATACAAAGAAAACTTTACTCCGCTGTCTATGGTTATGCAGTATCGAGAACTGCTTAATGACCAGGCTATTGGCCCTAGCTGGTATGACTATTTTAGAAGCGGAAAGGATGGCCTTTATTGGGATTGCCTCCAAATCATAGCCTTGGCCGAGGGAAGCGTCCGTTTGGAAAATAAAAGTCCTGTTTGGGACTGCTGTATAAATGGACAGACCCTTAACAGTAAAGACATGGATCAGGCTTATGTCTGGAATATCCAAAGATGGTTAAATGGCGAAAAACAAAGCCTAAAGGAGCTGTATGCAGTCCACCAACGAGTCCACGAATTTACAAAAGCTGACAAAAGTAGCAATAGGAATTCAGGCTAGATCTACATCGGTCAGGTTTCCAAATAAGGTTTTCGCCGACATCTGTGGTAAACCAATGTTAGAGTGGGTAATTGATGCGGCTAGGGAATCTGCAGGTTATATATCTCGGCCTAATACTTCTAGGCATATTAACGCTAATGTTTATCTGCTGATTCCTGCTGGTGACAAAATTAAAGACGAGCCTGCTTTTAATAAAAAAGCCCAAATAATCGAAGGCTCTGAATTCGACGTACTCTCAAGATATAAAAGCCTCCTTGATGTCTCTGGTGCTGATTATGTGATTAGAATAACTGGTGACTGTCCACTTATCCCGGCACCTGTAATAACGAAAGCTCTGAACGTAGCTATGATAAATAGATTTGATTACGTTTCAAATGTTGATGAAAGATTGCGTCTTTCCTTTGATGGCATGGACTGCGAAATCATGAGTGCAAGGTTATTAAAATACATAAACGAACATGCATGGACATCCTCAGATAGAGAGCATGTCACAACCTTTGTACGATCTAAGGATTGCCCAAAGAATTTTAGCTCTGCTCATATTGTGGGATACTTGGATCTTTCTTCTTTGAAGCTTTCAGTAGACACAGAAGAAGATTTGGAAAATGTTAGAAAACAAAAAAGTAGGGTTTTAGAGGCTCTTAGACTGTCGAGGGAAATAAGTGGAATCCAAGCTACGCACCGTTTCTAGAGTAATGGACTTTGAAACCGATAAAAGGGCCCGGCAATCAATTGCTATGGGATCTTTGACTAATTCTAAAAGACCAGAGAGTTTTGTAAAAGGAGTTTATCCTACGCACCTACTCTCTGCTGATGGGGCGACTCTTCTAGATACTGCTGGAAATAAATACCTTGATTTTGTCGCAGGTCTTGGGACGAATCTTCTTGGTTATGGAAATCCAGATATTGCTTCTGCGGTATATAGTGCATACAAAAAAGGAGCTACTCTCTCTCTTTCTTCAGTCGATGAAATAGTTCTGGCTGAAAAATTCAAAGAAATAGTTCCGTTTGTTGAGAGGATAAAACTTCTAAAGACAGGCTCGGAAGGCTGCACCGCTGCCGTAAGGATTGCCAGGGCCTATAATGGAAGGAAAACAATACTGAGGCAGGGATATTCTGGATGGCACGATGAGTTCATTTCCCAAATGCCGCCTGCTCTGGGTGTTGTAAATTCATTTAATATAAGAGCGTTTACAGATATTGAAGATATAGACGACACGGTATCTGCTGTAATTATAGAGCCGGTCATCACGGATTATTCAATGGATAGAATAAGGTGGCTTAAGAGGCTCAGAGATACCTGTACTCGCAATAAGACGGTTCTTATTTTTGATGAAACTATAACTGGTCTTAGGTTTCCATCTTACTCTGTTGCCGGTTGGTGCGGAACTAATCCAGATTTAATTATTATGGGCAAGGCTCTCGGTGGTGGGATGCCAATTTCTATTGTTGGTGGACTCAAAGAAATAATGGAGTGCGGAGAATATTTCGTTAGTTCCTCCTTTGCCGGTGAACGTATCAGTATCTGTGCCGCCACTAAAACAATTAGTCTTTTGCAGACAAAGTTTAAAATACAAGATCTATGGAATTCAGGCATGGAATTCATGAGAAGATTCAACGAAATGGATCTTGGAGTAAAGATAGTGGGCTATCCAACCAGGGGATTACTGGTTGGAGATGATTTAAAGAAAGGGCTATTCATGCAAGAAGCATGTAAGGCCGGTCTATTGTTTGGTGCGTCGTGGTTTTATTCATTTCCTCTTATGGAAAAAATGAACTCAATATTTGACACTTTAAAAGATATTTCTTTAATATTAAAAATAGGTAAAATTAAGCTCGAAGGAGAGCTACCAAAAAGTCCATTCGCTCAACAAATAAGGAGTACAAAATGAGTTTTGAAAATGTATTAACAAAGGTAACTGAGTTACAAGCTGAAATAGTTGGAGTAGAGGCTAAGTTAAAAGCTTTGCGCCAAGATCTACAACAATCGGATGCTGTAAAGGCTATTCATGAAGTTGAAGTTGACCTAAAAAATAAACTTGAGCTTTATAAGGCATACACAAAAGAAAACTTTGGCATTGCCGATGGAGAAGCTACGTCTGTTTTTGATATTGCCAAAGCAATTAGAAAGATTGCTGCTTTTGATTGATTATAATTTTGGCTGTGGACTTCTTCCTCTAGACACTAAATACAGAGAAGCGATTAGGCAGTGGCGTAACGACCCATCTATTATGCGCTGGTGCAGGCAGTCTGATTTAATTTCCGACCAGGAGCAAGATAAATGGTTCAGAGATCAGGACCAGGACCAAACTATAAAAATGTATTCCGTACATGATAAAGATGCTGGAATTGTTGGGGTTTGCGGCTTTACTTCAATTGATAGGCTCTGTCAACACGCTGAATTTTCTTTATACATAGCACCGGCCCATCAACGATATGGCTTTGCCAGAATGGCCCTAAAAACACTATTTACACATGGTTTTATGAATCAAAACCTTAATTCTATTTGGGGGGAATCCTTTGATGGCAATCCAGCGATAGGATTATTCCTGAAGCTTGGGATGCAGCAGGACGGAACCCGTAGAGAATTCTATTTCAAGGATGGAAAATTTGTAGATGCTCATCTATTTTCTATTACCTATGAAGAGTGGAAGGGTCAAAAATGGTAATTTTAATTTTACTCGCTGGGTGCATCTTTTTCTTTGCAGGATATAAGTTTGGGTCGTTAAAGGCCCTTAAACGAACGCCCGTTAAAAGACCGAGAAAGCTACTTGAAAAAGTGAAAAGCTTTAAAGAGGAAAGGCTTAAGCCTATTTATAGGTCTGATGCTGATCTGTGGAAGAAAGAACAAAAACCGCATTAGTCGTCATTCCATTTCAGCACTTCGGCCCATCCGTATTTAATGATGCAGCTTCTTACTACCTCAAATCGCTCCGCGTTTTTAAGTTGAGTGGGTTTATCCTCACCTACAATATTCCAAGTCGCGATAGTTATTTTTAAGCCGGTAACGTCTAAGATGCGTCCAGAGACTTCACAAAGGATTGGTTTTTTCTTGCGTTTACGGTCGTTGGTTATGCAATGATCCCAAAAGGTAATTACAATCCGTCGATTAACGTCGTGTTTGCCTATACTCAAAAGTCTAACCTCACAAAATGGGCTCCCCTGCCCGAATCAACAACAACGGCTCCTAAGGTGCTTTTATTTCTGTATTTATTTCCATAAGCAAAAGCCAGGGATTCTGGGTCTATAAGACACCCTGCATTAGCCCAGAATATCTGGTTATAGTGGTTTGCGGAGTATTGGACCCCGCCAAAACTGTGAATATGGCCTATTACAGTACTTTTCCGATTTTGGAAGGCTGCTGTAAAGGCTGCATTACGCCCAGAGCCACAATTTTCACCATGTTCATATACAACGCCGTCTATTTCGATTCTGTCGTGCCAGGACCATCCTGGGGGGCTCTGCATTATTTCTTTATAGGCTTTTAGATACACTGAAGGAAGGCCGGCCGCCTTAGCGATACGATAGGGTCTGGCCGTATGGTTTGATTCACACACTTGAGCCTCTGGAATGACTTTATAGAGTTTTTGCATAAACTCCATGGCCGCCTCATATTCGTGGCCGGGGCTATAAAGGGCAGTTTCCTTGGGGAAGGTAGATAGGCCGTGCTGGTCTACTTCATCTCCCAGGCATACTATTTTTGTAGGGTTGAACTGTTTGATGCAGTACTGAATAAAGGGGATCGCTCGAGCGTTATGATAGGGAGCATGTAAATCGGGGATTGCGAGGACTATTTCTTTTTTTCCCATTGGCCTCCAAAAGAGACAACGATGTCCAGCAGATTAAGTTTCACGGACTTTTAAAGAATAAGCAAATTTAATGACGTAATTAATTTATTTTAGCTACATTGTGTTTTTGTATTAGTTAAACTGTTTATATGAGAAGGAAAGCTATTAAACTGTGCATCGAGTTAGTCCTTCCGGTTGACAAAAAAACAAATGAGATAATACGGCAGTTTGAGGACTTTATCCTCGATCTAATTCCCGTAGAGGACTCTTTCCATGATTGGGAACCCTTTGATTGCGGAGCCTATGGGATAGACGTAATGGAAGATCATGATGGGGCTTATATAGATATTGACGAAGAAGCCGAACTTCCTCCTCCATTTATTAGAAAACTAGACACGGGTTTTTCGTGAAGGTAAAGTGAAAAAATGGTAGGGATTATTAGACAGGCAAGTAGACTTCTAGGACAGCCTTTGGCTAGGGAGAATGACACTGACTATTATGAAGTTAAAGTCAGTGCTTCCGGTGAATTAGTAGTTACTGATTCCGAGCGTGAAAATAACATTACTGTAGCTATGAACGTAACGGGAGTAGTCGCAAACACTGGCTATGTTTTAATAGACCTATCGGACGGCGGCGGCTATGGGTCCACAGGACATTTCCAGCATTCCCTTACTGGAAGAATAGATATTTCTCTTATTAAGTTAGAAATTGATAAAAGCAGTTCAGCCACAGGGAACGTAAAAATTGGAGTTGTGACGAGCATAAACGCCACGGATGCTGCTGTTACTTGGTTTTTAAGCTCTAACTTTGCTAACGCTGATCCTAACAAAATTACAATATTTGAACCATTTACCCCATCACAGGTTAAGTGTGGCGCGGTTGGTGGAGTTATGCAAAGAATTGTTTCAAACGATAAAGACACTGCAAATACTCTTTTCCAGAATGATACTGCTCTTGGATCACCTTTGGGGTTGGCAACGGTAATTCCTGGAATTGGGGATATTGTTTTGCAGATAACTAGAACTGCCGGGACTATAGGAATTTCCACAAAAATTATTTATCACTCAGAGGAAAGCGCTACCTTAGACGGAGCCTAATCATCCGAAGTTAATAATAGGTTTTACCCATACATAAACGGCCTTATTCTATGGCTTTACCCATAGGATGGGGCTTTTTTATAATAGATAGCTTTACAATTAAATATGTAGATTGAGAGTATTAAGCGACAATCTGCATAATTATACATACAACTGAATATAAGGTGCTCGTCGTAATAGCTCTTTTCAAGACTATTAGCATTTGAACATTTTGGTGCTAGTACGAATACTATACATTATAAAAATACCAACCATTGGTATATTACCGTTTAGCCATAGCCATAAACACTACGCCAACAAAGAACCCAAGAAAGAAACAGGCTGTGAGATGGCCCTCATGGAAATTCATTCATCCCCCAGGGCTTCCCGCGCCAAAGATACTGCCACTTTACCCTGTGGGCCGATTGCAGGACCACCTGGATATTCTGCCGCAATCATTTGCAAAGCCGCTCTATACCGCTCCAAAGTATCTAAGAGCTTTTTGTTCTCGGCTTCTAGGTTGTTAATGCGCTTTTCAATTCCAGCCATTACTT